CTCGCAGGCTCCCATGACGACCGGCTACTCAACCCTCGGTTGATTCAGTTTTGACTGATACCAAATGACCGGAAAAAATCCCGAACTCGCCGACAAGGTTTTGCAGCGCCATGCGGAACTAGTGCATCAGCGGGCCACATGGGAATCTCTCTGGGAGGACATCGCGAAGTATGTGATGCCCCGCAAGGCGACGATGTTCACGCAGACGACCTCGCCCACCACCGAAGACGAGGCGCAACTTTTCGACGCCACCGCCGTGCGGGCAAACATGATCTTGGCCAATGGTCAACTCAGTTGGATGACGCCGCTCGAAAGCCGGTGGTTTTCGCTGGAGCCACCGAAGGCGATGGAGAGCGAGGACGAGATCGAGCAATGGTTCAAGCGTTGCACCGAGGTGATGCAGGCCGAACTCAGCCGGTCCAACTTCTACACCGAGATTCACGAACTCTATCTGGACCGTGGCGCATTCGGCACGGCGGCGATCTTGGTTGAAGGCGGGAAGAACAATTCGCTCAACTTTACGAAGCTCGATCTGGGATCGTTCGCGATCTCCGAGGATGACGAGGGCTATGTCGATACTCTCAGCCGCGAATACGAGATGACGGCTCGGCAGGCCGCACTCAAGTTCGGAGTCGAGAACCTCACCGACTCGATGAAAAAGGAATTGGAGAAACCCAACTCCAACCGCAAATTTTTCTGCGTCCACTTGATCGCCCCTCGCGGCCCGGGTGAGATCGAAATAGGCAAGCGCGATGGCGCGAACAAACCCTACGCCAGCGTGTATGTGGACAAGGCATCTAAGCATGTCTTCCTGTCCTCGGGGTTCGATGAGCAACCGTTCTTCGTCACCCGCTACCTCAAGTGGAAGAACTCCGAGTGCTACGGCTACTCGCCATCGTGGACCGCGCTGCCGGAATGCAAGCAGCTCAACTTTCTGGAAAAGCAACTCGACTCGCTCGCCGAGATTCATGCGTTCCCTCGCATTCTGATCCCTGCCGGGTTCGATGGCGACATCGACCTCCGCGCCGGTGGCGTGACCTATTTCGATCCGAACAACCCCAACGCCACGCCACGGGAATGGGGAACCAATGGGCGCTACGACATCGGTGTCGAGCGGGCCGAACAAAAACGCAAGGCGATCAACGAAGCCTTCCATGTGGACCTCTTCCAAATGTTCGCCCAGTTGCAAAAACAGATGACCGCCCGCGAAGTCGCCGAGCGAGCGAGTGAGAAGCTCATCCAATTTTCCCCGACCTTTGCGCGTCTCACCACGGAGCTTTTCAATCCGCTCCTGCGCCGGGTCTTTGCGATCCTCGCCCGCGCTGGCAAGTTCCCTCCCCCGCCCCAGCAGTTGCAAATGATCGGCATCGTTCCCGAGCCGGATGTCGCCTACAACTCGCGAATCGCTCTCGCGATTAAGAGTCTCGAAAACGCTGCGTTCATCCGAACCAGCGAGATGCTTCTGCCCTATGTGCAGATCAAGCCCGACATGCTCGACAACTTTGATTTCGATGAAATCTGCCGCGACATGGCGCGCAACGATGGTCTCCCCGCCCGCTGGCTCATGGAGGAGGAAATGGTCGCGCAACAACGAGCCGCCCGCGCCCAAGCTCAACAGCAAGCCATGCAGGCCGAGCAGATGGAACGCACCGCTGCGGCCCTCGGCAAAGCGGGCAGCGTGAAGCAAGACTCCGCTCTCGCCGGGATGCTCCCCGGCATGATGGGACAAGCGTGATGGCCCCGGAAGACAAAGCCGCCGCCCTTCGGCGCGAGCGTGAGCGCCAGAAGACGACCAACGCCTACCACCGTGTGTTCAGCACCAAGGAAGGCCAAGCGGTCATCGCCGACCTCAAGGCGCAGTTCGCCACCGAGTCCCAAGTCTTCCTGCCTGGTTACGATTTCAACCCCGTGGTCGCTGCCCTCCGCGATGGCCAGCGCGGTGTGATCCTTCACATCGAAAGCGTCCTCCGCAGGCCGGTCATCGCGGACGGCGACATCGAGACTCCCAAACGAAAGGTCAAAAAATGAGCAAGAAATCCAAACAAGACGACATCCCGCCACGCCCCGAAATGGACCCCATGCTCGGCGACAAGACCATCGAACTCGTTGAGTGGCTGCGCGACTACGCGCCCGAGGAATTTCAGAAAGCCTACGCCGGTCGCTCGACCCATCTCGGTTACCACCCCGTCGAAAACTGACGCGCAGTTTTGACTGATACCATTTATGGAAGACACCATCGATACCTCCTCCGAGCAGAGTCTGCTCGACACAGGAGCCGACAGCACCAACGCCGCAGCGCCCGCCGCTTCGGAGACGAACACCACCACCACGCAACCCTCTACTCCCTCGACCGGCTGGGTGAACCCAGACGGCACCTTCGGAGACAAGTGGCTTGATGCTCTGCCCGACGATGTAGCCGACTACAAAAACTCTTTTAAAAATTTCAAAAGCGTTCCCGACATGGCGAAGGCGCTTGCGAACGCGAATGCCTTGATCGGAAAAAAGCTCGGCGTTCCCAATGACAAATCCTCGCCCGAGGAGGTCGCCGCCTTCCGCCGTGCGATGGGCGTTCCCGAGTCGCTGGAAGAATACAAGTTCGCTCCCGAGGCACTCCCCGAGGGCATGACATGGAGCGACGACATGGCGAAGCCCTATGCCGAGATCGCTCACAAGCACGGCATCCCGCCATCGGCGATGAAGGAACTCGTCACGCAACACGCGAAGACCGAGATGTTCAAATTGGAGGCGATCCAAGCCACCTACGAGAAGCAGCGCACTGAGGCAGTGGCGACCTTGCAAAAGGAATGGGGAAATGATTTCGGAAAGAACATCGGACTCGCCAAGCAGGCCGCGAAGATCGCGGGAGTGGATGCGAATTCCCACGGGTTCAGCGATCCCGAGGTCGTGCGTGGATTTGTTCGCATGGCGCAAATGATGAGCGAAGACAAGGTCGGTCGCTCGATGGGCGGCACCGAGTTTATGACCGGCGCGGCCCGCGCCAAGGACATCATGTCGAACCCCGACAACACTTGGCACAAACGCTACATGGAAGGCGACCGCGAAGCCGCCGCGCTCGTCACCTCCTTGCTCAAGCAGGGATGAAAATCTGCGGGGTAGTGAAGAGGCATCACACCAGTTTCATAATCTGGAATCCCGAGTTCGATTCTCGGCCCCGCTAATTTTTGACTGATACCACGGAGTGTGCTACACACTCCTTCGTCAGAGCAGACAACTCCTTTGTGAATCTGCTCCCAAAACCCCGATCCGACGATCCGCAAGGACAACCGGCAAGGACAGGGAGCAGAAAAACCATCAGTTTCGACTGATACCAACTCAACCCAATTCAAGGAGAATAAAATGCCCGATCTAAACGGAGTTCTGACGAACATCCCCAACCACTACACCACCCAGTTTGACACGAACTGGAAACACCTCGTTCAGCAGAAGAACAGCAAGCTGAAAGAATATGTGACCCTCGATTCCATCGAAGGAAAAGAGAAGTCCTACAACCAACTCGATGTGACTTCGATGACGCAGATCACGGATCGCTCCCGCGATACCCGCATCAGCGATCAAGCGATGAGCAAGCGTTGGATTCGCCCGCAGCAATACGACTGCGCCAAACTCGTTGACGAGTTTGACGAGCAGTTGCTCGGTGAAGTTGTCCTTCCGACCAGTCCGATCATCCAAGCGCACGCTTCGGCTTATGGTCGCACTTGCGACACGATCATCATCGGCGCTCTCGGTGGCACCGCTTTCACCGGCACTACTGGCACCACCGCGACCGCATTGCCCGCAGGCCAAAAGCTCGCCGTCAACTATGTCGAGTCCGGCACCGCCGTGAACTCCGGCCTCACCATCGCCAAACTCCGCGCTGCGAAGTTCCTCTTCGACAGCAACGATGTCGATGAAGAGGAGGAGCGCATCCTGGTTGTTTCGGCCAAGCAACTCCAAGACCTGCTCCGCACGGTCGAGGCGACTAGCGCCGACTACAACACGGTCCGCGCCTTGGTGGACGGCAATCTGAACACCTTCATGGGTTTCAAATTCCGCCGCACCCAGTTGCTCCCGAAGACCAGCACGGTTCGCAGTGTTTATGCCTATGTGAAGTCCGGAGTGATCCTCGCCGAGCGTGGACTCAAGACCCACATGGACATCCGCACCGACCTCTCGCACTCCCTTCAAATCCGTTCCGTGGCGTCCCTCGCCGCCGTGCGTATGGAAGAGAAGAAGGTCGTCGAGATCGCCTGCGACGAAGCCTGATTCCCGCACCCCGCTGGCAGACCGGGAAATGTCTGCCAACCCTTTTTTTCAATCTGTGATCTGACCGCGCCTCAATGACAGACATCCAAATCTGCAACCTCGCCCTCGCCCGCCTCGGTGATTCCCGCATCACCGCACTCACGGACGCGACCGCGCAGGCGCAGTATTGCTCTCTGTTCTACACGCAGACGGTCGAGGAACTCCAAGCCGAGTTCGATTGGCAATTCTGTCGCAAGCAGGTCAATCTCACCAGCGGCACGGTTCCGATTTCCGGCTACTCGCTGCAATACACCCTCCCGACCGATTTTTTGCGGGTGCTTCGTTTTGGCAATGTGGATTCCAACGAGAACTTCGGCGTGTGGGAAATCATCGCCGACAAAATCCACACCAACCTCTCGGCTCCGGTCGCGCTCGATTACATCGCCGCCGTGACCGACCCGGCGAAATTCCCGGCGTTGTTCGTGGAATTGCTGACGATCAAATTGGCCGGACTCCTAGCCATGCCGCTGACCGGCTCGAAAGACCTGTTCGGCCAGATGGCGGAAATCTTTGGCGCGACCATGCAGAAGCCCGGGCTCCGCGTCCTTCTCATCAACACGCAAGCGCCGAAGACCACCACCTCGGCAGCCAATACCGTGACCGAGATTTGCCGACAAGCCATCCTCCGGGTCGGTCCATTGGAAGCCTTCAAGCCTTACGGCGAACCCATGGTCATCGCCCAATCTCTCTACGAGCAAACCCGCGACGAACTCCTCGCCGATTTCGAGTGGTCGTTTGCCCGCTCGC